TAAATATCATTTGAATTAAACTTATAAGACAATATAATTTTTTATAACTTCTTATATGTTTTTTAAATCACAATAAAATAAATGTCATCAAAAAAAGATTTTATAAAATCTATAGGTAGTTTTACCGACTCATTACATGAAGTTGTTGAGGCGTTAAAAAAATCTTCAAATAATGAATTTGAAGATTTTTTTTCTATGGCGAAAACCCAAACCCAAATATCTTTAGATATTATACAATCTATTGATGATATTAAAAAAGATAATAAAAAAATTAAAAAAAGTACTGATGATATTTTAAAAATTGTTAAAAGTATAAATAAGTATAGTGCTAAAAACAATAAATCAAATAATTCAAAAGAAAATAATATATTAACTGATTTAGGAAATACAGCTAATAAAAATAATATAACACAAGGTGCTGCATCTATAACTATAATAGCTGGCTCTATATTAGCTATTGGTACAGCATTTAAAATTGTGGGTGATGTTGATTTTGCATCTGTAGTATCATTAGGTGTAGCAATACCTTTAATAGGGTTGTCTTTTTCAGAAATAGCTAAAAATAAAGAATTAACACCATCCACAACATTAAAAACAGGGACATCTGTTGTAATAATGGCAGGATCAATTGCTCTTGCTGGTGCTTTATTGTCAACAATGCCAGAAATGTCTTTAATGCAAGGTTTATCAACAGTGGCTGTTGCTGGTTCTATGGGCTTAGCTTTATATGCGTTATCAAAAGTTACTAATGATGCTGGTACAATAGATATTGGAAAAATAGTTTTGTTAACAACTACTATGCCAATGGTAGCTGCTGGTTTAATAGGTGCTTCTTTTTTCTTAAATAATATACCAAATATTAATGTTGAAAAAGGTATATCAGCTGTTGCAGTTGCTGGTGCTATGGGCTTAGCTATGTATGGTATATCTAAAGCTGCAAATAGTATGGGTAATTCTTCTTTATTTGCTGTTGCTGATTTAGCTATTATTATGCCATTAGTAGCTGGTGGTTTATTGGGTAGTGCTGCAATTTTATCAAATTTTCCAACTATTAATGATCCTATAGGATTAGCAACTGGAACATTAGCTATTGCTACAAGTATAGGTATAACAGCATTAGCTATAAAAACTATGTTGGTATTAGGCCTTGATAAAAATCCGCAAGGGGTTTTAGAAGGTTCTTTATTATTACCAGTTATCTCTGCTGGTATTGCAGCTTCTGCAGGTATATTATCATTAGGAAAATATACAGATAGTATTACTGTAGATTGGGCTAAAGCTTTTGGATTATCAATGTTAGCTGCTGTGCCATCTGTATTGGTATTAGGCGCTATTGCATCAACAGGTGTTGGTGCATTAGTAATAGGTGCAGGTCTTTTATCATTAGTATCTATTGCTACAACTTTATCAAAAGTTAGTCATATAATAGCAACAGGTAATTATAAAGCTGGACCATCTAAAGATTGGGCAGAAGGTACCGGTATGTCTTTAATAAATTTTACAAAGGCAATGTCAGAAGCGTCTCCTAGTGTTATGGATGTATTAACGGGTAATACAATAACAAATAAAATACAAGGACTTAAAGATACAGCCTATGCTATGACAGAAGTAGCTAAAGTATTAAATTCTAATAGCACAGCGTTTAAAAATGGACCATCTAAAGAATGGGCAGAAGGTACCGGTATATCTTTAATAATGTTTGTTAAAGCTATGAATGAAGTTGGTGAAGGCAAAATAGATGGATTAATTAAAGGGGTATTTGGTGGTAATAATAAGCAAAAATTTGAAGCTATAAAAAATATAGCGGGATTAATGGCAGAAGTAAATACTGTATTAGTTAAAACAAAATCAAAATTTGAGGGTGGCCCATCTAAAGATTGGGCTGAAGGCACAGGCGCATCAGTTATGGCTTTTGCAAAAGCGATGTCTGATGCTGGTAATTCAGGTGGTATATTAGACAATGTAATAGATTTTTTTGTTGGTACTAAAAATGAAACTATTTTAAATATTGCAAAAAGTATAGTAGATGTTTCTAATGAAATTGTTAAAGGTAATTATTCTAGTACTATAACACCTGAATGGGGTAATGGTATAGGCGAGTCTGTTAAAGCAATTGCTAATATAGGCGATTTAAGTTCTGAAATACATGATTCTATGAAAACAATTGCTCTTATTTTAGAAAATGCTCCAACTATAGCAAATACTATGAAAGTATTAAACGCTTCATTAGGTGGTGGGCAAACATTAAATAAAGCAACAACAGATATAGATAGACTTGCAATGTCTTATAATAAGTTAGCACAATCATTAAATAATTTATCAAATATTACAGTAAAACCTGTAAATGCAAATTTATCAACAGCAAACAATAATATAATAAAAACTTCTAGTGAACAAGCTAATAATATTAATTATTTAAATAGTAAAGAAATAAATAATCAAGAATTAAGTATACCTGATCCTATCATTAATAATGAAAATAACATTAATAATTCAAATAGTATTACTAACGAAAAAATAAAAACTATAGAAAATAAAAATACTGTAGATTTAAATCCATTTGAAAATATGGAAATGCTATTAGGTTCAATAGAGTCTATATTAAGTAACATAAATAAATCTGTAAATAACATAGAAGATAGTCAAGATGATTTATCTTTTTCTTCACCAATTTCTCATTAGTCTTTTTTAATTTAAATCCGTATATTTTAAAAATTAAAAATATTATGTTTTTTAAAAAAATACAAAATTACTTTTATTATATTAAACAAATTAATAAAAACTGGGATACATTATCTGGGCCAGAATTTGTTATGATAAAAGACTGGTTTTACAGAATAGGTACTATTATAAATATACCTGTAGATATTGTACCAGAATATGGCGACTCATTACTACGCGAAAATGTTAAAAATTATATTGATAAAGTTAAAAATAAAATGTATCAAATAGGTTTAATGGAATTAATATATGTTAAAACTGTTGAAAAAATTGATGATTATAATATTAAAGTTGTATTTGGTTTTAAATTAATTAAAGCATCTGATATTAAATTATATTTACAAAATATAATTACAATAGGTGTGTTAGTATCGATATTTTATTTTTTAATAAAAATAATACTTTTTTAAAACATTAATTTAAAAATATAGTAAAACATATATGTCAGAAGAAAAATTCCACGAAGTATCGCAAAAAGCAGAAGACGCATTTAATAATGTAGTATCTAAAATAGCATTACCTTATACAATTAATTTTAAATTAATTGGTAATGATACACAAAAAAACTTAGTTAAATTAAGTAAAGTAGCAGATGTGTATTCATATTTAACATCATTACAAGTACTTGTTATATTTAACAATACTTATATTGACGCTTTAGATGATGAAGCTGTAGAAATCTTAATTCAACAAGAATTAGACCGTTTACAATTTAATATGAAAACAGGTAAAATTTCAATATCTGCACCAGAATTACAAACGTCTGTAGGTGTCGTTAAAAAATATGGTATAGATGAAGTAGCAAGAGCTAATAAATTAGAAGAGTTATATGCAGAACAAAAAGCAGATGACGACCCTAACGCTAGAAATTTAGCAGCAGAAAAAGCTGATTATATTGCTAGCACTTTAGCAAATTCTTCTAATGAAGAAGTAGAATTTTTAAATTAATAAAAAATAACAAAATAACAAAATAACAAAAATGACTGAAGAATATTTAGCGTCACAAGAAGTAGTAATGTCTGTAGCAGAAACAGAACAACCAGTAAACTTAACAGAAGTTACAGAAGAAGAAAAAAGTGCATTAGAAGGTAATCCATATTTTGATGGCAATCCTTTTGGAAATGTTTTAGTAATTGAAGATTCTTTTAACGAAAAAATTAAAGCATGTAACACAGAATTTGTAGATTTTATTGAACAAAATAAAGATGTTGATACATTACAAAAATTATCAGAAAAAGAAAAAGACGAATTATATGGCAAATCGGAAGATATTTTAAACAGATATTTAAATACATTAAAAACAATTAAATTTAATTTTCCATTAATTAGAGATGAACATAAATCTATGTTAAAAGTTATTGAAGATAAATTGGATTATGGTGTTAACGATTTGTTTTTAGCTTTGCGTTTAAAATTTGATTTTTTAAATAAAATGGGAACTTTAAAATATGGTAATGATGAATTAAGAGTATTTTCAATTAATATTGATACAGTATCTATTTTATTTCATTTATTATCTAAGCACACATGTAAAGGTTTAGGCGCTGAGTCTTTACAATTTGCAATGGTTCTTAGAAAATTAGGTGAAATTAAAAAAACAGCAGCAATTTTTGAAGAAGCATATACTAATATGACAAAAGTTAGAAGTGGTTGGACAGCGTCTATGACACCTGATCCACAACCAGAATCTGAGTTTAAACCAACATTAGAACCTGTATTATCTTAATGAATATACTTACATCAATTAGAAATAAAGTTTTTGGACAACCAGAAACTAATGTAATAGAGTTTGTAAAAGTAAAAGATGTTAAATCCCCTAATAGGGGAACATCTTTAAGCGCTGGTTTAGATTTTTATGTTCCTAATGATTATACAACATTAACAATAGAACCTAATAAATCAGTATTAATACCGTCAGGTATTCACGTAAAAATGGATCCAGAGTATGTATTAATTGCTTTTAATAAATCTGGTATTGCATCAAAAAAATCATTAATTATAGGTGCATGTGTTACAGCAGATACTATTATAGAAACTAATAAAGGTAAATTTAGTGTACATGAGCTAACTAAAGAATTTGTTAAAAATAATAATATTTTAATTAAATCTTATAATACAGTTACAGAAAATATTGAATATAAAGATTTTTGTGGGTTTTTATATAATGGTAATAAAGAAACTGTAGAATTAACTTTTGATAATAATAATACAATCAATTGTTCAATAGACCATAAAATCCTAACATCGAATAGATCATGGGTAGAAGCTCAAAATATACTAGAAACTGATGATATTATCTCATTTTAGATCAATAATGAGAGCTTAAAGTATCATATATAATATATGAATAAATGTATTATATGCGAAAAAGTATTAAAATTAGAATCTATATGTAGATTGTGTAAAAAAAACGATTTTAAAAATAAAAATGAATTTTTAAAATCGTTTTTTTTATCAAAAAATTATACTATAGAATATTTAACTGAAAATAAATTAAATGAATTATTAAATTATTATTTAATATTACTAAATAAAAAAAAAGGTGAAAACCCTACATTTAAATCTTTTTGGACAAGAAGAGGTTATAATATAGAACAATCAACTGTAGAAGTTAATAAATTTAATAATTTGACTTTAGATTATTGGATTGAAAGAGGATACTCTTTAATAGAATCAGAAAAACATAGAGCGTCAGTAGCAAAAGCTAATAATAACTATTGTGAAGAATTTTGGATAAAAAAAGGATATACAAAAGAAGAAGCTTTAATAAAAATTAAAGATTTAAAAAACGTGTTAATTACTAGAACGATAAAAAATGTAAGAACTAATAATAAATTGTGTATAGAACATTATATTAAAAAAGGATTTACAGAAGAATATGCTAAAAATAAAATATTAGAATTACAACACAGTTTACACAAAAATAGAGATATGTCTAATATGAAAATTAGACAAAAAGAAACAATAAATAAAAAAACTAAAGAAGAACTTAGTAGCACTTATAAAAAAATAAGTGACGCTAATAAAAATAATATAAATAAATCACCAATATTTTATCAATATTGGTTGAATAAAGGTATGTCTTTAAAAGACGCTAAATTTGAAGCACACAAAACTAAATGTTTAAATAGTAATAATATTGTTGGTTCAAAAGTAGAAGAAAAATTTATGAATGAATTATCATTAAATTTAAATGATATTATATTACGTAATAAATATGTTACTGTTAATAAAAATATATTTTGTCCAGATGGTAAATATAAAAATTTTGTTATCGAATTTAATGGCACTAATATACATTTAGATGATAGATTTCATAATAAAGATAGCAAAAATCCATATGGTGTATCATTTATAGATAAACATGCAAGAGACGAATTTAAAACAAATACATACTTAACAAAGTATAATGTTATAGTTGTATGGGAATATGATTATAATAATAAAATAGATTTAATAAATAAAATAATAAAAATACTAAAAAATGAAACTAATAAACAAAATACCTACTGGGATTCAAAAAATTTATAATACTAATGTTGAAGATAATCATAATTATATAGCTCATGGTATATGTAATCATAATTGTGTAATTGATGCAGATTATGAAGGTGAAGTACATATTAATCTACATAATGTAGGTAATGAAACGCAAATTATTAATCCTGGTGATAAAATAGCACAATTTATTTTATTAAAAGTAAATTTAGCTAATCCTGTAGAATATAATAGTTTAGAGTCATTATATGGTGATTCAACATCGGAGAGAGGTGCAAATGGCTTTGGGTCGACCGGTGCAAATTAAAATTAAAATAAAAAGACTTTAGAAATAAAGTCTTTTTTATTTATAAAGATGGTTAAATTAAGCATATTAATATTATCAATAGAATCAAGAAATTTATATTTATTAAGATTATTAAATATATTAAATATTCAAATACAACAAAATGATTATAAAAATATTGTTGAAATTTTAGTATTAGATGATAAAAAAGATATACAATTAGGATATAAAATTAAAAGTGTAGGGGAAAAACGTAATTTACTTTTAAAACAAGCAACTGGTGAATATAGCGTATTTATTGATGATGACGATATGCCTACAGTAAATTATATTGAAACTATAATTAATACATTAAATAACAATACAAATGTCGATGCTATTGGTATTAATAAATTATGCTATAATAATAAAGATATATCGTATATACAGAATGATTTAATTGAAAATATACCTTATAGAATAGATACAACATATTATACACATATTGATCATTTATGTGTAATTAAAACTGATATTGCTAAATTATACGCATTTGATGATGTATTTTATAATGAACAAAATAATTGGATAATTAATATTAATAAAAATATAAAAAATGTTATTACTATAAAAGAACCAATATATTTATATTTCATTAATATTAAAAATAATAATACAAAATTAGAAAATACGTTATTAATAAAATACAATATTTTTAACAATAACACACAAAATCTAATTGATACAATTAGATTAAGTTCAAAAACAAATCAATTTTATATAATAGGAATAACTACAGATTTTAAAGCTTTACAGCAAGCTGAAATATATATTTTATATCATTGTATTATATTATATAAACAATGCCTTAAAAGTAAAATAAATGCTATTAATGAATATATTAGTGAAGTGACTATAGAATGGGATTATGTATTACAATTAGATGACTCTAAAATATGCAAAATAAATGCGTGGGATAGATTAATACATGAAAATATAATATCATATTTTACATTAAAAGATAAAATTTGTTTTTTTAACAATGCCTTTGATAAATCTTATAAAAATACATATCCAATAATTGGTAGAAAAATTTATAATAAAAACAATTTTATTTTAAATACAGATTATATAAATGATTTAAATTTAGCATATCAAGAACTAACAATTGTTGCAAATAATTTAACAGAGCATGTATATTTTAGTGATATATTGTTTGAAAATAACATAGAAATTAATTATGACTTAAATGATATTAAAACTTTTAAGCAACATAAAAAAAATAATTTTAATTTATTATCGATAAATAATAGTAGACCTTTTCTTAAAAAAGTGAGAGAAGTGCACATTATTGACAAAATAAAAAATTGTATAAATGCAAATAAAAAATTTGAAATTTATAATACACGAAATAATAGATTAGTTTATGAAAGTATTAAACCACAACCGTTAAATCATATTAATGATAAATTAAGTATAGGTAATTTATTATATGATATTTGTAATTTAAATTTAATAGAATTATAAAAAAAACGTATAAAATATATGATAGTAAATTATGAATATGCTAATGGTAGATTGATTGTATCTTATGTAGATACCGACGGTCAAATCAAGCTAAAAAATTATAAATGCAATCCGCAACAATATAAAATAACATCTAATAATAATCCAAATGCTGATCCTGTAGCAAAAACGTGGGATGGTAAAAGTTTAATAAAATCTGATACTAGGTATCCTAACAGATATACTATTTATGATTTTATTGACGCCTTACCAAAAGAAGAACAAGATGTATTATTAGCATATAATGAACCAAAAATTTATTATATGGATATAGAAACTGAAATAGTAGATGGATTTCCTGAAGCTTCTGAAGCAGCTAGTAGAGTATTAGCAAATTCGATTGTTGTAGATAATAAAGGTCTGATGACAGGATTAAAACCATTATCAGAAAAAGATGTTAAAGATATAGAAGAATGGGTTAATGAATATTTTAGCAAATTTAATCCAAATTTTAAATTAAAATATAAGCAGTATGATAATGAAAAAGAGTTAATGTCTGCTTTATTTAATGACTTAATACCTCGTATGCCTGTAATAACTGGATGGAACGTTGTTGGTTATGATTGGTTGTATTTAACAAACAGAGCCAGAATTTTAGGTCTTAATCCTAATGTTTCAAGTCCTACCGGTAAAATGGTAAAACCCTGGGATAGCAAAAATAAATGTCCAAAAGAAGAAGAACTACCATTACATAGAATTGTTGTGGATTATATGGATCTTTATAAAAAATGGGATCAAAAAATAAAAATAAAAGAGTCTGATAAATTAGATTTTGTTGCAGAACAATTATTAGGATTAAAGAAAATTGAATACGATAAAACTTTACAAGATCTTTATGAAGAAGATTTTAAAAAATACATGTACTATAATATAGTCGATGTTATTCTTGTAAAGTATATACACGAAGTTACAAAATATATTGATATTATGTTTGCGATTTCCACTTTATCAGGTATATGTGTTACTGACGCTTTCTCTACAATCAGAACTACTGAAGGTATTTTAAGAAAACCTTTTAGGTCTAAACGTAATATTTATTTAATTAAAAATTCAGATGAATATGTTGATACTGATAATGAAGTTGATGAAGAACTATTAGGAGGGTTTGTTAAATTTCCAATTTTAGGTATGACAGCGTGGTCATCTGTAAAAGATTTTTCATCATTGTATCCTACAGTTATGCGACAATTTAATATTGCACCAGAGTCTTATAAAGGACAACGTATATCAAAAGATAAATGTATTTATCAAGGTAATACTATAGATATAGATCCTACTGATATTGTTTGTTTAAACGGATCAGTATTTAAAAATGAAGATTCTGTTACAAAAGATGTATTAACACGTATATTTGCTGATAGAAAAAAATACAAAAAAATGTCATTTGCTGCACGTGACGAACGTATTTTGTTAGAAGAAGAATTAAAAAAATTAGAAGAAGAATTAAAATAAATTATGAAAGAATTATTAGAAATAATACCTACTTTATCAGTAGACAAAAATACAAAAATATTATACTTGGATTTTGTATTTAAAACTGTTAATAACATAGAAACAATTGGACCAGAATTTAAAAATGTAAATTTTAAAGATTTACCAGAATTAAATGATGAATTTTTATTAAATAGTATTAATAACATTAATAAAAACTGTATTGATTTTATTACAAAACTTAGTAAAGATAAAGTTGTAACAAAGTTATCTACTAAAATAAATTTAGCGTCACATTATATAGCTAATGAAGGTAGAATAGGTTACGCTACTCACGTTTTTATACCAAAAAAATATAATGATATTAAAATAGACACTGACGCTATAATTAATTATTATAATGAGGGTTATATATTAGTTTGTCGTATTGATAGCAATGATATATCTACATGTAATAATCCTTATATTTTAAATAATAATGGTGATATTAAAATATTTGATAAAGAAAAAAAATGGATTGTTAAAATTGATATAGTAACTGAAGAAGAAGCTAATGGTATATCCTATGATAAATACTAAATTACATAATACATTTACTATTCCTATAAAAATAGATTAAATTGGTTAATTTTTAAACAGAAAAAGCCTATCAAAATAATTTTGATAGGCTTTTCTTTTAGATATTGTTTAATATTAGAATATTAAACCAGTAGTATCAGCAATTTTCACTGCCATAAATTGTTTGTAAGGGAAGAAACCAATTTCAGCAACAGCATAACGACTTCTCATCATTACACGTGGAGACCAAGTTTGTTCACCAACAACTGTAATAGATTGTGCCATTAAGTAAGGGATGAATAAAATACCAGGCTCTTCAGCTTTATTTTTTCTACCTAAGTATAAAGTGTTGTCACCAAAACTCATATTAGGATCTACATAAATTAACATATCACCTAATTTACCTGAACTGTAAACTTGTTGTCTTGTAGGTCCAGTGATTGATGTGTTTGTAGGTAATACAGTGTAACCAGCGTTAGATTTTAAAACTGCAGCAACGTTACCAGAAGTAACAATATATTCAGCAGGTCCAATTCTACCTTCTTGAGCGATATAAGCAGAAGCTTTTTCGATTCTTGTGATTACTTGACGAGCAACAGCGTGAGAAGTTTCACCTGCAGGAGCACCAGTAGCTAAATAATCTGAAACTGAGAAGTCAAAGATAGTAGCACCAGGGATAGTTGAAGCTAAACCAGTCGCAACAGTTTTAGGAGCAGAAGCTCTATTTTGTTCACCTAAAGTTTGGATTTTAGCAACAATTTCTCTTGAGATTTTTTGAGCTAATAAATCAGCTAAAACACCTTCAGATTTTTGTAAAACGTCAATACCTGTTTGAGCTTTAATATCTTCCATTTCGTTTAAACGAACAACTGAAGACACCCATGCATTACCAACCATGATTCTAGTTACATGGTAACTTGGTCCAATAACACCTGGATTACCAGCTTCTTCTTCTTGACGTGTTTGAGCACCTAAATTCCAATTAGAAGTAAATCCAGTAATATTATTATCTAAAGCTGATGGATTTTGAATATCAGCAGCAACTACTGTACCAAATGCAACAGATGATGCACTATCGTAAGTACCTAAAGCAGTATCTTCAATTTTTGCAGCTGTAAAGAAATCAGTATAAGCGTCAGCAGCACCAATTGTATTTTTAGTTACGTCATAAGCTAAAATAGTATTAGTTGTAACTGGGAATACTTGTTGGTAAACTCTGATGATAGGTAATTTGTCGATACGTGAGAAACCTAAAAATTCAATCCAACCAGCTTTAGATCCTGTTGGCTCTGTTGTAGGTAAATAACCAGCGCCTAAATCGTTAGATGTAGATGATGATACGTGGAAGAACATTCTTTTTGATAAAGAACCAGTTTGATAAGCAATAACACCATTAGCTGTTAATTGTGCTTTTAAGAAAGTTATAATAGCTGCACTATTTGTACCACCTAAAGTGAACATTTGTGTTTTAATACCTTCACCATTTGCTGAATCTTCGTATTTGAAATCTAAGAAAGGTAAATCAATAACTGGACCAGGTGATGGTTTACTAGTTACTAAATCTAAACCGATTGTAGCTGCTGCAATTTTTAATGCTGTAGGTAATAAAGAGCTTGAAATATCAGAACCTTTTGAACCTTGCATACCTGGGATAGATGGACTACCTGGAGATACAACAGGGCCCATACCCATAACTGCACCTGGACTGTTTAAACCTAAACCAGAAGTACCTTCGTTTACAAGACCATTACCGCTTGCGATTAATTGATGGTATTCAGCGTACTCGCTTAACCATTGTTTTTTACTAGGATCAGTTACTCCAAGTTTTTCTAAAACTGAAGACCATCTTGTAAAAGCTTTTTTAGTGTCAATTTGTATGTGTGACATATGTTTTATAAGTGTTATTTTAAATTTATATATAAAGCTAAAAAAGGTGACTTTTTGCCGTTTTTTTTATTTTTATTAAAAAATATTTTTTAATAAAAAAGCCTCTAGTTAATTGATAACTAGAGGCTTAATAATTTATATTTTTATTATATTATAAATTATTAATTCTATTAAAGAATTTTTCTATTTCAGAATCTGTAAATTGTACATCTTCTGGGAATACTATACTAGCAGCAGGTTCAGAGCTAACTGATTCATTTAGATTTGCATTATACTTTTCTAAATTTCTAGTTCTCCAAAAATGTTCAATACTTAATTCATTTTTAATAGGAAACCAAGCAGAACTAGCTAATACACTTTGTTGAATAGACTCATTTAAATTTTCCCATAAAGGTTTAATATCTTCAGGTATATTTTCAATTATTTTTTCATTTAGAGTTTTAGGTTTAGCTTCAATTGCATAATATAAAAGTTTAGTTACATCTTCATTAGAGAAATAATCTTTATCTTCCATAAATAGTTTAACTTCTTCTTGTTTGTTAAAATCTAAAGTTTTGAATGATTCAATTTGATTTTCATTCATAAACTTAAAGAAATTAGGTACTTCTACTTTTGATGCTTCTCTTTTTTTAGCTTCTGTAATTAATTTTTTTACACTTTCCATTAAATTGCTAGTTTCCATAGGTGCTTCTAATTCTTCAATTTCATTTGATGATTTAGAAACTAATTCATCTGTACCAGATAATTTAACTGTAACATTACCGTCACCGTCAACGTCAACAATAGTACCAGTATCTTCTGTACCCACAATTTTAACAACTTTATCATCACCTAATGTTATAACAGTTTCACCGTTATTTGAGTCTACTGTTACAGTATCGTCATTAACATTTACTTCAGCGTCTAATTGTGATGTTAAATTACTATCATCAGTTAAAGGCATATCTACAGCTGGTTCTAATTCAACACCAGGTAAATCTTCTGTACTTACTACATCAGGTGTTATTTCTGATATTTCAATAGGTGTATTTACTGTTGCGTCTTCAGCTGGTTCATCACCTTCTGATTCATCACCTTCTGGTTCAGTAGCTTCACCTTCACCTTCACCTTCACCTAGTTCATCCTGATCGTCTAAATCGCCTTCTGGTTCAGTACCTTCTGGTTCAGTACCTTCTGGTTCATCAGATTGATCAGCTGGAATTTCACTATTTTCTTGTTCTTCTTCGTTATCTTCTTTAACTAAAGAATATTTAGAATTAACTTCATTATTAATAATTTCTGAAACCATAGGTAATAATTCTATAGTAGTTTCTTCTGTAGACTCATTAACATTTTTGGCAGATAATAAGCTGTTTAATTTTTCAGTAACTTTATCAGAATGATTACTTAATTTTTCAACTACGTTTTCTAAATAATTTAAGTACTCAATATTACCTTCTGTATGCTCTGATAAACTATCTGTAAACATAATATTATCAGCAATTGCAGATTTAGATTGTTTAGTATTTTCAGCAACATATTCAGCAAAAGCAGAAGTAATATTTAATTTATCATTAACAGTGCTTAATATATTTGCATTGTGCTCTAAATATTTAATACTACTACCTAATTTATTAGATAATTTTTCTGTTATTTTATCAAAATAATTTTTATTTTCATTAATAGATTCTTTTAAAGTGTTAATTTCATTATTAGACTCATTAGCAACATTTTCAGTAAATGCAATGCTATTTTTAGTTTTTCTAGCAACGTAATTAATAAAATTTTGTGTAGATTCTAATTGTTTTTCTAATTTTTCAACTTTAGTATTTAATAAATCGATATTACTTATTTTTTCAAATGCTGTTTCTAAATTATCTTGTTTTTTAACAAGAATACCAAAACTTTCTTTAACAAAATTTAAATATGTATTTAATTGCTCAAATGTATATTCAGCAGATTCATGTCTAGCAACTAAATTTGCAACATTTTCTGGATTTTCATTATTTTTAATAGCTTCTTTTATTTTTAATTCTAAATTAGCTACAGTATTTTTCATGTAATCTTGGAATTCAACCATCATCATTTTAGTTACTTGTTCATTACTATTATTTTCAAATAATTTATTAACAGAACTATCTGACCAGTCAATAATCATAGTATCAGTATTAGAACCATATCCTAAACTTTCATTCATAGATTTAGAACTCATTCTTGCAGCAGCAAAACCTGGATCAGCAACAATATCATATGTAAATAATTTTCTTAAAGAAACGTGACCATTACTTTCAGTAACACCAGCTGCTCTAGAACTAACAAATAATGGTAATTCATCTTCAATAATTGATTGTGCTTCTTTACCATAATGTGTATTTAATAATCTTATTGATCCATAAACAGAGTCATCTGCTTGATTATAATAAGCACTTTCTACTGTATGTGATAAATTTTTCATTGAAATATCAAATACATCTGGATGATCAAATTCTCCAAACACTACACCTAGTGAGTTTTTTCTTTCAATCATTTCATTTAAATGTGGTATAAATGATTCATTTGTGTAAATTCTGTTGTTTCTATTTACTCTATTAAATTGAGTAAATATACCTTCTAAGATTATTTTAGGTTTTTTACCTACTAATACAGAAGCACTTTCATTTAAAGAAAGGTTCTTAGAAGTATTGTCTATTATCATAACGTCTTTATTCATGCGTTAAAAGTTCATTTTTTTTATATATCCTAAAACAAAAAGTATGTTTTTTCTAAAAAAAGAGAGACATATAAATATGTCTCTCCTCTTATTCAGGTTCTACTGTTGTATCATCAGTTGCTTCTGGTGGCTGTGCCCCTGTGTCATTTCCTAAATCAGGATTATCAGTTATATCTGGACCTAAATCTGGAGTAGCGTCTCCGCCTATATCAGGACCACTGCCACTATTACCAACTGAATCACCACCGCCACCGCCACCGCCAGTTGGACTACCGGCACCTTGTTCATCTTCTAAAAAATATTTATCATTTTCTGCTAATTGATCGTCTGTAAATTCCATTATATTTTTCATAATATATTTTATATGTAATGCAGGCGTACCGTCAGCTTTAGTTAAATTAGTTAATAATGTAGATGCTATATTAGCTCTAGCTTCTAAATTTGATAAATATCTACCAGTTTCTGCTTGTGAGTTACCAAAAAATTCTAAATTTAAATATTTTTTAAAAGAAATATCTTGAATTAATTGTGGAAAATGTAAGCACATTTGTATATAAACAGGCTTCAATAATATTTCTCTAAAAATTGCTCTAAGTCTATTAATAAAATTATCAAAATCTAAATCGTCATTTGTAATATCATTACCAACACCAAATACTACACCACCACCATTTGTTTTATCAAATCTTGTAAATGGTAATCTTGATGCTCTTTTTAAAACATTATAAAACCAATTTAACATTGTATCTTCATTCAAATTAGCACCTTGTGGTTGCTTTATTTCCATTGAAGGTTTACCTGAAGATTTTTCTGGCCACCAAATATCTTTAGAAAATGGAATACGTTTTTGTGCATTAATTGTTACAGTACCCATATAATCGTCCCATATAACTTCATCATTATAATCAGCAATCATATTCCCCATTTCAGCTTCTGCGTCTGTATTAGACATATCTTTAACAGGAACTGTAAATTCTCTATACAACATAGCATTCATTAAATTAAAATTTAATTTAGTATATTGTATTAATTGCAATTGATTATAAGGTCTAATTAAAGGCTCGACATAAGATGTTTCTGTCATATCATCACTAGATGAATATGATAAATATATAACTTGAGAATCTAATAATATTTTTTTATATTGCGGATCTTCAGGTTCAAGAACCCAAACTTTAATACCTGTCATAGGATCGATAGCATAAACTAATTTAGCTACATCCATTTCATTAAAGCCTACTATATTTTTACCTTGGTCATCAAATACTATTTCAAAAGCCAAAAAACCATCTATTATAAATCTTTTAAATAATCTCCATGCAGAGATACTATCACTAAATTTAAATTTATCATAAATATTATCAAATACATCTTTTAGTTTATTTTTAATATAAGATGGATATTTTTCAGGCAAATCTGCAATAGAACAAAAACCTTTTTCTTTTTGATATACAATACTTTTATCTGATATTGTTGTAATAAAATCTCTTATTTCATCCTTAACTGAATATTCTCTTAATATTCTACGTTTATCAGCATAACCCTGTTGTAAATATGCTACAGGTTGTTCAGCAGCCATCATAGCTGTTGCTTTACTTGCAAACATATCATACATACCATAATAACCAGTACCATTACCTCTAGGATTTTCATTTATATTATATGCAACAGAATTTTTTACAACCATGTTATCATAACCAGATCCGCCGAGGGTACTTATATTTCTTAATAATTTAGAAAAAAATGCTCTGTTTTCAGTATTAGCACCGCTAAAACCGTCATTTATATTTTTTTTATATGGATTATATCCTGCCATTTTATTTGTATTTTAAATTTTTTATATAATCTATGTTATTAGATATATTCTGTTGTTGTTCTACAATAGATTTTTGTATTTCACTTGTCATTTTTTCAAAATCACCTATTAATTTCTTTAAGAACTCTTTTTCTCTTTCATCTTTATCTTTTAATTTATTAACCCATATTTGTGCTAATTTATCTTCTGGAACATTAGTAAATAAATATGTATTCATTGTTATAAATTTTACTAAATCTTTTGTAGATATTTTAAAAATTTTATTTATTTTATCGGTTAGTATTTCTCTTATAGCATATTCAAATCCTATTGATTTTAATGCTTTATACATATAATTAAAATTTAACTCTTTATAATTTTTTTCATCATTAATATTTTTTTCTAATAAATTATTTTTAATTAAATTTTTATCATATTTTTCTAATATTTTATCTATAAAAATTGTTCTAATAGCTACTGGCAAAAAATTAAAGCTAAAGCATAAAGATTTTTTACCTTCTATTGTATCTATTTCACCTAAATAGATACATGGAATTATTTGTTCCATTTTAGATAATTTACTATTTAAATTATAAAATATAAAATAAAATTCACCTATTTTAGTATTATTAGAATTAATATTAAAAACTTTATTTGTTTCTAATAGTGAAGCAATGTATCTAGAATTATTCATGTACATAGAATTGCTTTCTTTTAAAAACTGTTTTTTTATTTCTGATTTAAGCCATGCCATATTATAAATTTTTTTCTGTAATTATTTGAAAAATCATATCTCTACTTTTACACCACTCAACAGCTTTAGCCCATTTAAAAACATTTTTTCTATACATTGTTAATTGGTATACAAAATTTTTAATTCTTTGTGCTGTAGGTTTTGTAGGATAAACAGGCATTAAAGTTTCGGCATAAGGTTTAACTTCTATTATAAATTTATTGTATTTAGTTTTATTACCTGGATAATTTACTTCCATATAAAAATCAGGAAAATATCTATGTATTTTTCCTAAATGATCTAAATAAGGTATTATTATAACCTCACATCCCCATTTTACAATCTGGTCATTATTATCGCAATAATGACAAAATTTCTTTTCCATACTAGATCTATAAACTATATTATTAGGGTCACCAACATATTTATGTGGATTTTTAGCTGTAAATATACCTTGATGGTATTTTCTATTCCCCCCTATACTTGCATGATTTAATCCCATAATTATAATTCTTGTACATCTGGTTTTATAGCACCGAGAGACCTTGGACTTGTATCATATTTATAGCCTTGTGCAACATCTTCAGATTTACATTTAATTTTTAACTTTTGACCGCAAGCCATAGAATATACAAAATCTGTAGAATATAATTTAATAGGTTCTTCAAATGTTTTAATATATTTTTTACCTTCACCAGGTTTAACATACGCAATAGTTATATGTGCATGATAATTTGGGAATTTATTTTCATTTTCAAAATTATCAGAAAAATGTTTATTCAACGCTGTTAATTGTGCAGATTCAACATCATATTTAACAACGTCATATTTTTCATTTTCAAAAATAGAAATACCTTTAACATCTATTTCAATAGGTCCCATTGTTTCTGCAACTTTATCTAATACATCTTGAACGACAATTTTATCGTCTACAAAACCATAAAGTACTGTTGCATGACTGTAAATTTCTAAACCGTCACCAGTTAAATCATTTTCTTCAATATCTATTTTAGGTAATGTACTATTATCTACAGATAACATTAAACAGCCATAATCATATATTTCTTTACCAGTTTTTTCTGTTACTAGTTCAAAAGTTTTTAAATTAATTATCATATTTAATTATATTATTTAATATTATATATTAATTATCTTTTTTAATAAATCACTTTCTTCTTTTTCGCGCAGTCTACGCTCTATTTGAGCTAACTTCATACTAGCTTTAGCTTTTTCTGACATTTTTTTACCAGTTCTTACTAATGATTGCTTTTTTCTAGTTTCTTCAGAAGCTTTCTTACCATAACATACACTATTTACACCTTTAGTACTATCAGATATTTTTTTCTTATGTTCTTCAGTTAATTTTTTACCTATTTTAGCCTTAGACAATTTTTCTTTATGCTCATCAGTTAATTTTTTACCTTTATTTATAAGAGAACATTTATATTTAGCTTCATCTGTATGTTTTCTACCTAATGATGTTTTTCTTATTTTTTCTTTTGTTTCTTTTGATAATTTTTTACCAGTATTTGCAATAGATAATTTTTTCTTAGTTTCTTCTGATAATTTTCTACCAACATAAGGTTTACCGAAACCTATGCCATCACCACCAACAGTGCTATTAGTTAACTTAAATCCCCATATTTTACATTGAGCTATCCAATATTTTTCCCAAAATTGCCATTCATCTAATGATACTATATCTAGTATTTCTAAAATAGGTAATAATTTCTTTTTTTGTAAACTTTTTATCCAATTATTTTTATAAGTATCATTACGCGTATCTGTAATATGACTTAAATATCGTTTCTTTGGATTATTTGATTTACCAACATATCTAATACCAGTTTTATCTGATAATGTATAAATATATGTATACGATGGATCTATTTTTTCTATCTTTATTTTATTCATATTTTATATATGTTTTAAAATATTACTTGTGGCAAAAATTAATGTAAAGTACTGATAATCAGATAATTTTAAGCGTTGAACATACCGGCACCGTCATTAACACTATGAATATGAACTAATTTATATGAATTAGTAGGATCTCCTTTTTTCTTAAATAGCATATCAAATCCTTGAGCACTACCTCTTTTGTATATTTCTGTAAAATATGCAAATAAATTTTTAGATTTAAATTTATTAAATTTATACCAATTTTGAAACATACACATTAATGATGTTTGTAAACAATCATTTTTATCATCTATATTTCTATAAGATTTTTTATTAATAGCGTTATATGCTAAAAGCATTAACATTTTTTTTGCTTTATTTGTTAGTCTACCTTGACCTTGTGATAGAACCATTTCGTAATAGAATTCTTTACTATTTACTTTTACTATTGCCATATTTAAAATGTTATATTTTTAATTATAATTACGTATAAAAAATGTTAATGTTTTTTTACGAAAAAAAAAGGCTAGATAAACTAGCCTTTTTAAGATTTTATTGTAACTTTTTATATTATTTTTTATTAATAATATCAATTCTTTTTGCACTTACTTTTTTACATTCTTCTAAGGCATTATGTCTTTGAATTAATAAACTATTTTTTAATTTAACAAATTCTGGACTACTAGTAATTGTTTCATCTTCCATTGATATTTCTAATAATACATTATCTAACTCTGATATACTTTCTTTTAAAGCGTTTTCAGTATTTTCAAGATCTAATAATAATTTTACATCTTCTTCAACTTTATTTTTAAAAAAATCAGTTAAATCATAATCTAAATCTTTAATAACATCAGATATTAATGTGGTAGCATTTTCGTATTTAATTAATCTATTAGAATATCTTTTATCACATCTATATACATACATATTATTTTCAAAATTAAAAGCGTATGACTCTAAATAAGGATTTAATATATTAGTAATTTTAGTTGCTATATTTAATTTAACAAACTTTTTAACATTGTTTAATGTTTCATTTATAACTGGATAATAATTTCTATTTAAAAACGGAACAATAGATGAACTAAAAATAGTTTCTAATGTAGATGTGCCTTCTATTTCTTCATTATTAATAAAAATTTTACCATCATTTTTAGTAGAAACGCCAATGTTTAAACTCTCATCTAATTGGAAAATAATTTTATCATCATTATAAATACCGTTATTAACAGCTTGTTCTAATAATCTATAACTTTTTAATTCTTCTACATCTGTAATATAGTTTTCTAAAGCTACATTTTTTATAGTATCTTTAGATATTAAAAACCAACGATCTTTAATGTAAGATAATGTATCACTTTCATTAACTTTAGTAATGATTGTAAAAATTTCTTCATTTATACCACCATTTTTAGAATATTTTAATCTGTCTTCTGGTTTAGAATTAAATTTCCACATGAATCCTTTAATTTCATCAACCCAATCGTATTGTGATAATTCATTAATAATTCTTGTCATTCTGTGTTCATTATCTGAAGTATTAATTATTTCTAATAATACTAACAATGGTTGACGATATAATGCAGAAAAATTCTTTCTATCAACTTTAGAATATACATCTTTTAATTCATATAATAATTTATCATCTGATAAATGCATATCAATTTCATCTACAAATGTTTTAACATTTTCATAGTATTTATATGCTTCTAAATTATTTTTTAGATATGATGCAGCTTCCAATTCAGATAAGCTATCAATATTATTAAAGCAAGACTCAGCTATCATAGTAACATCATGTTGTTCTACAGATAAGGCTTTCTTGAATTCGTAAAGTTTTATTTTTAAATTATTCATTTTAACAGATTTAATCAGTTTGATTTATATATCTTGAAAAAAAAATCAATTTTTCTCTATTTTTGTATATTCTTTTAATTGCACTTGCCAATTTGTTTTTATTGGTGAAATTGCTTTAGATAAATCGTATATAGGAAGCACTGTTTTTATTTTAAATGATATTATCATATTATTATCGGTATTATCTGTAAAACCAAATTCTCTATTAATATTGGTTTCATTATCATCATTAATAAAAATTGTAGCTACTAAAGGTAATTTTTTATAATAAAAGGTAAAAAAACTATATTTAAAAAAATGTTCTAAAAACAATTGAAAACCTAAAAAAATATCATTAGAACTAGCGCCGTCTATTTTAGCGTCAAATGTTAATTCAAACGGTAACATTTTCATTTGAACCGCTATTTCTTTAAAAGAACTATCTATTTCTTCAGTTTTTGATATATAAATATCAGAATTAGAACTTTCACCATTTAATATAGACCAAGTTTTTGGCATAATAGTTATCCTTTGTTTTTGGTCAACATTTAATTCTACTCTATTATCAGGAAAATCGTCAACAAATGCGTCTTCTAAAAATCTTTCATCACCAGCAATTGGTAAATTTACTGGATAAATTACTTTACGTTTATTTCCATCTGGTTTAATTATATCATAAAAAATTTTGTTAGTAAAATGATTTCTAGTAGCTATTAAAACCTCTCTAATAAAAATATCACTTAAATTATTATTATTTTCCATTATTTATATATTAAACAAATTTAGTAAATAACAGTAAAAATAGCAATGGAAAGTTTAGAAAGAATGAATTCGATGTTTACTATTAAGTATAGACCATCAACAATTAATAAAACTATATTATTACCTAGAATACAAAAATATTTAACTAATGATACAGCTGATATTGTAATTGATAGTAATATTTTAATGGTAGGTAAACCTGGTATGGGTAAAACAACTATAGCAAAAATAATAGAATCAAAATATGATACATTAAAAATTAATGCTTCTAAAGATTTAAATATGGAAGCTTTAAGAAATGAAGTAACAGATTTTTGTAGGACTATGGATATAATGTCAGAAACGCCTAGAGAAAAAATAGTTTATTTAGATGAATTTGACGGTGTTAAATCATTAGTACAAGACGCTTTAAAAGCGTTTATTGAAGAATATGAAAAGTATGTTAGATTTGTTGCAACATGTAATGACATCACACAATTTACAGCACCTATTTTATCAAGGTTTACAATATTAAATTTTGAACCAGAAAATATGGATGAACAAAATTATTTAATTAGTAAATATGGTGGTAGATTACGCAGTATTTGTAAAAATGAAAATATAGATTTAGATGACGCTGCAATATTAAAAATAATAGACAAAAATTTTCCAGATTTTAGAGCTATGACTACTAATTTGCAATATATTAAAAAAACAGGTGTATCTAAAAATTATCTTAATTTTTTAGATGAAGATGTGTTTAATTTAATATTAAATCCAGTATCAACAGAAAATACATATGAATTAATATTAACTAAATATTCAGCAAATGTTCCAAAACTATTAGATAGTTTAGGTAGAAATTTCAGTTCATGGATTTTTGAAAAACATCCTAATAAAGGAACAGCTTTGGCTAAATCTATACCAATTTTAGCAAACTATTCAAATATGTTTAAAAATTGTGTAGATCCGGTTATTTTAGCCTGTGCTTTAATTTTTGAACTTCAAAAAATATATAACAATTAAAAATATGCAATTACACGGAAATAGTTTTGTAGAAATTACAAAAAATGAAATATCAGAATATTTATCAACATATAATAAAAATAATATTTCTATATCTAAAATAAAAGAAGATTTAAAAAATATTATAGGATTTACACCTGCTGTAAATGTTACATGGTCAAAAAATGAAGTATTAAATGAAAAAACTAATTTAAAAGAAATTAAAGAAGAAGCTAGTAAAATTACAATATCTTTTGTAGATAATAGTACTGGTAATTTAACACCTTATAATATTGACTTTATTTTATAATGGCAGCACAATACGCATTAACAATAGATGGTAATTATTTATTAAGTAAAAATGTTTTTGCTTTACACAATAGTAACTTATTATATCAATTGCCAATATATTTAGCATATAATTTCAAAAAATTAGCAGAATTAAATGGATTCTATAAAATATTTTTTGTTTCTGATTCTAGAAAAAAATCATGGAGATGTGATGTATATCCAGATTATAAAGGAACACGTAAAAAAGATCCTAATATAGATTGGGAATTTGTACATACCGTTTATAACGAATTTAAAGAAATATTACAAGTAGAAAATAAAGCTATTGTTTTACAAGAAAATTGCTTAGAAGGTGATGATTGGATTAGTGCAATTACTAAAAAATTAAATAAAAATAATATAGGTAATTTAATTATATCAGCAGATCAAGATTTACAACAATTAGTTGATTTATCTTTTACTAATAATTATATGAATATTCAATTTGATGATAAAAGCGGTAAAGAAAGAGTTTTTATTCCTGAAGGATACTTACGTTTTCTTTCTGAAAATCCTTCTAATGAAGATAGCTTTGATCTTTTTGATTTAAAAGGAACATCAAATAATTTTGATCCTATAGTATTATTACATAAATATTCTATAGTAGAAATTAATAACAGTAAAATACTTTTTAAAAAAATAATTGAAGGTGATAAAAAATCTGACAACATACCACCAATATGGACAGAACCTCAAGTACGTAAAGATGGTAAAACTATAATAAAAGGTATAGGAGATAAACAAGGTGATAATATTTTTACAATGTTTTCTGAAAAAAATACAGTTAAATTTGATTCTCATATACCATTTAAATCTGATGTTATAGATATTTTAGAAAAAGTTAAAGGAGTTGAATTTACAGCTGAAACTAAAAACTTTGTAAAAAATAATTTAATAAGAAATATAAAACTTATATATTTGCATGAAAAATTTATACCAGAAGATCTAAAATTAAAACTGTTTGAAAAATTAAATGAGCATTTTTAAAATGATTACTGAAAAAAAAGAGTCAATAAGAAACAATAAAGAAGAAGTATTAGCATTACATGTTGTTAAACATTTAGAGTCATTAGATTATGATGTTTATAAAGAAGTATGTAAAAAAGGTGGCGGATCAGATAGAGCTGATATTTATGCTGTACATAACAAAGGTGCAAACATTGGTGCTACTGTTGCTATTGAAGTTAAAATGTCATTTGGTTTAAAAGTTATTGAACAAGCTTATGATTGGAAAAAATTTGCTAACTTTGTATATGTTGCTGTACCTGTCGGTAAAAGAAAAGATAGAAAATTTGGCTATTTTTTATGTAAAACTTTAGGTATAGGTGTAATAGAAATTGAAGAAAGAAGAGGTTTTGCAACTATAAAAGTTGCAGCACCTTTTAATACTAATATAACTAAACCTAGGTTGTATGATGAACAAAAATTTTCATCAGCTGGGAATGCAAATAACGAGTATGTCACACCATTTAAAATGACTGTAAGTAGATTATATGAATATTTAAAAAATAATGGTAGAATGTCTGTGTCAGAAGCTATGTCAGGAATAGACCACCATTATAAGTCGCACATATCAGCATGTAATGCAATAATAAAATATATTGAAGAAGGCCAATTACCTATGTTAAAATTATTATCACATGGACACAAAAGACTAATCGAAATTAATAAACCAATATAATGGATTTTAAAACATTTACAGAAGCCATGTTTGGGCCTAAGCATTTATGGAAAAATGTTACAGACTCAGACAAAGAAACATTTAGTTTTATTTTTAACTCATATATGTGTAAAAAATATCCTGATAAAGCACAATATTTTAATGATAAAAATACTGATAAAGTAACAATGTGCAATATTTGGAAAGCCTCTTTACAAAATAGTTTAGCTATACCTTTTTGGTTTTGGAAAGGTAAACGTACTTTAGAAAAAAAAGAGAGAGATGTGCTATTAGATGAAATAATATTATTTTTTGATTTAGATAAAAAAGATATACTAAATTTATCAGCACTAGATCCATCATTATTAGATGATATTATTAATGAATATAAACTTAATTATGTTGATATAAAAGAAGATAAAATAAAAAAGAATAAAAAAATAAAAGCAAAATCAAAAAAATGAGAATATGAGAATAACAGAATTAACTGATACATTAGGAAATACCTATTATGGATTAAAATTTAATAAATTATATTCAGAAAATATTAATAATTATAATGATTTAGAATTAAAAAATCTATATTTAAAATTTATGGAAGTTTGTTCTGATTATGTAACTTATGAAAATAACCGAATTTCACGTGATAAAGATAGTTCACATATGACAATTCTATCTGTAGCAGATTTAAATTATTTGTATAAAATATATGGTGTTGAAAATTATATTAATATAATTGATTCTATTAAAACTGTTAATATTACAGATTTAAAATTTAAAGGATTAGGTTCAGGTTCAGATGATAAAGATAATGAAACATTTTTTATTGTATGTGAATCTGAAATTTTAAATAATATGCTTAATTATTTAAAATTAAAACCTAAAGCTTTACATATAACTTTAGGTTTTAATAAAAAAGATCTATTTACAATAGACAAATCTATTGTAAAATATTAAATAACTATTTGTGGCATTTTAAAGCAAAAAATAGCTTCTATAATACCTATTAAAGCATTAAAAAATTCAACAATCATATTAAGCAGCTTTTTAGTAGCATCGGCTAAAAAGCTGCCATTTAAATTACTACCATTAAAAAATGGTAACGTTTCTGCTGTACCGTCAGTTGACCCTAAAAATGTCATTAATTTATCAAAAGATATTAAATCTGTTAACCATTTAAACGTTATAAAATTATTATAAGTATCCAAAATTTTAGTAGGTATTACTATATCTTCTAACATAGAATTAATTGCTTTTATAATTCCTATTATTATTTCTATTGGTAACTTTAAAAAATTTAATACAGTACTTAAAAACGTATTTTCTTTATCTTGTTCTTCAGTATTAATTTTTCCGTTTTTTAAACCTAGTCCTAATTTTAAATTACCAAATTTTATAAAAGAATAACCATCTAACAAACATTTATCATTAAAATATATTAATGCTCTTAATGGATTATTTAAATCATCTTGTAAGTTCAAAAACTTACAATGCTCTTCTAATTTTTTATTTAATATTTCTAATAAAAATTCAATAGGTTTTTCTATTATTTTTAAACACAAAGCAATAGCATCCAATAATTTATCTTGTATTGGGTCAATTAATTTTTCATTAATTAAATCTGGTATTTCTAATAAATTAGGTGTTATATATCCATTACCACTTGTTGTCGCTGTTTGTTTTTTAACAGCAACAAATGTTAAAATAGTTTCTATTCCATTTTTTGTTTCTGTAGTTGTTATATTATATGAAGATTCTATATCAATAGTAATATCTTTGTTGTTATATTTTACTTTATCTTTTAAAAATACAATGTCAAAATACTGAGTTTTACTTTTTAATTTATTAAATTTATCTGTGTAAGATAATATAAAATTATTTTTTGTAGATTCTTTTTTATCTGGTGATAAACTATTTAAATATTTTTCATTATATTTTAAATTTTTATTTATATAATCTTGTAAATTAGTACTATATATCCAATTATTAATATAAAACTTATCTTTTAAATCATCACTATTAGGCTTTTCTATTTCACCGTTTTTAGTTTTTAATAAAAAAATTGTTGGCGGATATTTAGTATTATTTTTTTTATTTCTTGCTGACGTAAAAGAATTTGGATCACTACTAGGATCAAATCCACCTATTATTTTAGGTATAATTTGTTCAACACCAGAAAATAATTCTAATAATGCATCGGATATTTTTGTAATCGGCCCTAATGACTCTAACATAGATGAAATAATTGTTTTTTCTAATGCATCTAATCCCATACCCGGTATAAGTTTCATTTTACTTTCTATTTGATCTTTAAAATCTGGTGCCTGATTTATTAAACTTAATATTGCTATATTATTTAATTTTTCAGCTATACCAATACTACCCGTTCCAAATGCTGCTAATTTTTCAGCATTTGGTGAAAATCCTTTACGCATAACGCCCTATTACATTATTTTTTGTGAACTCTTTTATAAAATTAATATTATAATCAGTCATATTGTATTGTTTTATAATATCAATTTTATTTAAAATTAATGATTTAATTACTAAATTTATATCAGATTGTTCTAAATTGTGTTTTTTATTAGCTATTGTTTTTATGCTTTCAACATATAAGCTACAAAATTCGTTATAACTATATAATTGCTCTTTAAATAAAGAACAATCTAAATTAATACTAATTATATATTTTTCTATATCCTTATTTATTAATTCCACCACTTCACTCCAATGGTCATAATTATTAACAAAACTTTCTTCATGATTATTTTGAATAAAATTCAATGTTTCTTCTAATTCTTTACTTGTTTCCATTTTATATATTTATGTCTACTTTATTAGACACTTATTATACTTTTTTTAAAAAAGGTGCAACATTTAGTATATATTTACTATACTATATTTTACTTTTTCAAAGTATTTATCATCTTTTATCATCTTTTATCAATTTAATTTAAATATTTAAAGGTATTTTTTTGATAAAATCAATTTGGTAGTTTATTTCTCGTTTAATGAGTTTATATACCATTTATATAAGTTTATATAGTTTTAATATAATAATCCGTTAAACAAGAAATAAACTA